ATTTTAGGGTGAAAACATCTAGTATAATTATCCCACTCTACAATAGTTTCACCTATATTGCCCATTAAATCTAACTCTCTAACTTTTGCAATCCTAATTTCCGTATGCTCGTTTTCATAATCCCTTGTAACTATTATACCAACATCTGCTTTATTATTAAAATGTGAACTCCCCGATATCTCGTATAAGCTTTTAACTTTGAACATGCCGGTTTCGCTATCGCGTATCTGTTTGTTTGGGTGGGCTACCAAAAAAGTTACCGTGTTAGTTTCCCTATTAAATCTTTTTATATCTGATATAAGCGCACTAATATGTTCTGTTTCACTAGCAAAAGGTTTTTGCCTACCGGCTATTTCATTATAGGGGTCTGCTATTAAACAATCTATGTTAAACTCATCTACACATACTTGCGCTTTTTCTAATATCCATTTTATATCTGGGCTTTCCCCAAGCTTATCTATAAAGTAAAAATGTTCCTGTATAAATGCCAAAGCATCTACCATTTCGTTTTTACTTAGCCTATGTTCCATAAATGTATCAAAAGGTTTCATGCAAAATTTTTCTATCATGCGTTTTAAGTTCATGGCAAGGCTATGCTCTGGTGAGTATATTACAAATTTAAAGCCGCTATTTTTAGCTAGCGCCATTGCTATGTCATAAGTTAAAGATGACTTACCGCTATTTGGAACGCCAGTTACAACAATAAACATTGGCTTTACAATTTTAAATATCTTGTCTAAGTCCGGAAAAACTTTTGTTGTATACTGCTTGTGTACTTTACCCTCGTAAAGTTCGTTTACATCTTTGTACAAGTCCCTAGCGGTATATATGCCCTCTAACTTACTTGTCATTGCTTACTACATATTTTAACATGCTGTAAGCAGTAGGGCTTAGTTCCCGTCTTAGCTTTGCTACCATTTTTTTTATGTAGCGCATTTTTTCTAAATCTTGCAACACTAATTCAGCGCCGCGCTCATTACCGGCTATTTGGTATTCATTGTTTTGTTTTGCAAAAGCAAATAGGTCTACTGTTTCTGGCGCTAAATCTCTTGCCTTGTAAAACAACTCTTTGTCTGCTGTGGTTAGTTTTGATACTTTGTTTGTCATATTAATACTCCTGTTCGTCTTTATATTTTTCTATTAACAGCCTATCGCTAATACTACATACATATTTGTAAGTGCAATGGCTGTCGCCCTTTTTTGTAATGCTCATAATATCGTGCTGTTTTCTTAGCTCAAATATTATAGCACTTAATCTTGTTGCTCTATACTCCTGTATAGCCGTCCAAGATGTTATTGTGCCATGTGTAAGCAAGTGGTCTAAAACCAACTGGGTTTTGCTTTTACTCATTTTTTACTCCTGTTTTTTTAGATGGGTGTT